ACTAATGGAATTAAAAGAAGCAGAAGTACAATTAACCTATAGAAATAAGAAAACTGGAGAGACTTTTAAAGATAGAAAAGAGTGGGAAGCTAAAGGTTATACAAACGAGGACATGGCACAGGACGTAAAAGTCATCATGCCACCTCTTGATTTACTAAGTAAAACGTAATAAAGTAGGAGATTAAGGTAAAATTATGGCAATTTCTAGAATGCAACAACCCAGACAAATGTACGGATTAGGAAGTTTAGTTAAGAAAGCTGTCCGTGGTGTAAAGAAAATTGTTAAAAGTCCATTAGGTAAAGCCGCTATTATTGGTGGCCTTGGTATGATTCCTTTTGGTGCTAGTAAAGCAAGTTTATTTCAAAGGCTGCCTGCTTTTATAGGGAGTGCTAGAGCAGCAGGAACTCCTAAAGTTTTAGGGGTAGATAAGTTTGGTCAAAAAATATTTGAAAGACAACCTCTAGGATTTTTTTCTGGTGGAAACAAATTTGGTTCTTTTTTGGCATCCATGGTACCTGGTACTGAAGGTTTTAGTGGTAAAAATTTAGCACTAGGTTTAGGTGCAACAGCAGTTGCAACACCTTTTTTACAAAAAGCATTTGGTGTAGGACCTTATGAAGAAATAGAAGAGGAAGTTGACGAGTCTTATATTCCTCCAGGGATGGCGCTAGCAATGGCAAGAGCCCAGGATCCTTATATGACTTTTTTACCTAATCAAAAATATGTACAAGAAGGTTTTTATCAACCTGCAGCTAAAGGTGGTAGAATAGGTCATGCTAGTGGCATGAGAGTTGAAGATGAAGAAGACGAATTATCTTTAGGTTTACCAACATTAATGCGTAAAGGTTATCAACAAGGAGAATTAGTTGAAGCAGCTTCTATGACAGAAGACATACAATTACCGCCTGAAGCAGAAAAATTTTTAAGACAAGAATATCAAAAATACGTAGCACAGGGTGGTGACTTATCGTATCCAGAATTTAAAATGATGGTTCTTCAACAAGCGTCCGGGGAACAGGGACCTGAACAAGAAGATGTAATGACCACTGAAGCAGAAACAATACAAACAGAACCACAAATGCCTATGATGATGGCTGAAGGTGGGCTAATGAATTTAGGTGGTATGGAAAAAGATTATAGAGCTGAAGGTGGATTTGTACCAATAGGTAAACGAGAAAAAGTGTAAATGAGTTTGTATTTACCGCAGATGCTGTTAGAAACGCAGGTGGTGGAGATATAGATAAAGGCGCTGAAGTTATGGAAAATTTAATGGATCATTTAGAAGCTGGTGGTAAGGTTTCTAAAGAATCACAAGGAGCACAAGCTATGTATGATAACATGAAACAATTAGAAACAAGGGTAGTATAATGGCAACACCAGATTTTTTACAAGATTACGCAAAAGATTTTGCTACACAGGCTAAAGGCGCATACAGCGTACCAATAGATACAGGTGAATTTACTGGTAGAAGGTTTGTTGCCGGTGAAGATCCATTACAAACTAGAGCAATAGATATTGCTGAGGCAGGTGTAGGAGCATATAAACCATTTTTAGCAGACGCACAAGCTGCACAACAACAAGCAGCAACTACAATTGGTGGATTAGGTGCATTAACTGGAGCATCAGCTTATCAACCTTTTATGTCACCATATCAACAACAAGTTATTGACACGACACTTACAGAATTTGATAGATCAAGAGGCACCGATAGACAAGCTATTCAAGATGCGGCTGTAGGTACAGGTAATTTTGGTGGTGGTAGAGAAGGTGCAATGTTAGGTGAATACGATGCAAGAACTTTAGCAGATAGAGAAGCATTAAGAGCACAAATGTTACAATCAGGATTTCAAAACGCGCAACAAGCAGCACAAACAGCATTTACACAAGGTGGTCAGTTAGCAGCAGCACAATCAGGATTAGGTTCAGCACAAATGGGATTAGCTAATTTTGAAAGAGCAGGTATTGGTGCAGACGTGGGAGCACTGGGACAATTAGGATCTTTAAGACAAGGATTAACACAAGCTCAATTAACAGCCGATCAACAAGCAGCTCAAACTGGAGCTTACGAACCATATGGTAGACTATCTCAATATGGTCAAGGTTTAACAGGTTTATCTGGTGGAGTTGCATCACAAGCTTACGCACAACCAGCACCGGTTAGTCCAATGTCACAAGCAATTGGTACAGCACTAGGGGTCGGTGGATTGTACGGTAAAATATTTGGATTCCCAGGAGATAAATAATGAAAGTTTTAAATAGACCAATGTTTAGATACGGTGGCCCTATTAAAGAAGGGATTATGTCTGGTATTCGAGAACCAAGACAAGGTTATAAACTTGCGGGCAAAGTTGATAGAACTGTTGGCGGAGCACAAATGGTATTTCCAGCAGAAATTACTTCCATGATGCCTAATGATGCTTCTAAAGTTTTTGCAAACGTTGCTCAAACTTATCAACCAATTGATAGTAACGTAAATACTACAGATAGATATATAACTGTAGAACGAAGACAGCCAAGAACAAATAACATTGTTACACAAGAAATTGAAAATCCTGATTTCATTCCAAAATATAAAACTGTAAGAGGCCCAAGAATTGGAGAGAGAAAAGTAGAAATTACTGAAGATATGGAAAATATAACAGGCAAAGCATCAGGAACAGAAATGCCTCCTATGTTAGATCAATCTGGAAAAATGGGGGCAGGAACCATAGATAAAGTTATTGAGAATAAAGGTAAAATAGAAGATACTCCACAACCTAATAAAAAAGAAAGAGTTAACACTATTTTAGAATCGTTAGGCTATGACCGTGCACAGAAAAATGCATTGTACGATGCAATGATTAAAGCAGGTCAAAGAATATCTAGAACAGGCTTGGGCGCGGAGAATTTAGTCTCAGATGTTATTGCAGAAACAAGTCAATCATATGACAAACCAGAAAAACTAAGAGAAGCTGCAAACTTAATGGACGTTCAACAACAATTAAAACTAGAACAAATTAAGAAAAGTAAAGATACTAGGTCCCCACTTCAAAAAAATGCAGAGTATCTATTAGAGGCTGGTGTTGTGGATAACAGTAAAGATGCAGTATTAGCAGCACAAGGTAAGGCAACAGAAGCAAATGATATATTCTTTGAAGCTTCTCAAAAATTAAATGCTTCAAAAGCTTTAGATCAAACAGCATTAACTCTTGGTGCAAGAGGAAAATTTGGAGAAGGTATAGTATTTAAAAACAAAGTACCTAAAAAATACAAAGGAAAACCTATAGAGACATTTTTAGAGTCAGGTGCTTTTAGAGGTGATGGACTATACACTGCGGATGGTAAAATTATGTTAATTCAAGATGGAAAAATTAAATCCGAGCTAATAATTAGAGGTTCTATAGAAGAAGGTTTATTTAGTTTTGGTGGCGACGATTAGGAGGGACCATGGCCGAAGATTACAATCAAGTAGGCACGATTGAATCGGTCCTATCCGGGATTGTTTCTGGTGCTATTGCAATACCCAAAGGCCTATTTTCATTAGGCGCAACACTTATAGATCTTGGAGCAGGCACAAACAAAGCTGCTGAAGTAGAACAATATTTTGACGACCTTACAACATTTGACGAGAAAGCAGAAGCAACAGCTGCAGGAAAAATTACAGAACTATTAGTTAACAT